ATCTGAAAAAGTTTCAACTGAAGTTCCACCGGTTACGGTATAACCCATAATGGTTAGATTGGCAACTGTTAACGTGTCAGTCTCTTTAGCTACTCCCGCTTCTGTGTCAGTAGATGCACCAAAAGTCACGCCTGTTGTATCGGTGTCAACAAAACCAAAAGCAAGTGTTGCGTCATTTGCAGCCGGTGTAATCGCTGTTAAAATAGCTGAAGCATCTGCACCACTTACAGTAAAGAAGGATGCAACGTCTGCATCTGCTGCCAAGGCTGTTCTAAGAGCTAAGCCAACATCATTTACGCCATCACTTGCACCAACTGCTACAACAACCGCTTTAGGGCTGTTAGTCATTCCGGCCGCTGTGATTGTCATTGTAATATTGCCCGCTCCAGTGCTTTCACCCGCTGTGCAAGTTATTGTCTCAATTTGTGCTGTACCACCGAGCCATGCAGCAGCGTCTCCAGATACTACCACTGTTGCCTTACCGTCCACAAGAGAAAGTGTGGTAGAATCAATTGTGGCTGTCCCTGCGCTTGATGTGTCTGCAATGCTTAATTTGGCCGCAAAATCACCATTAAAATAAGAATGAACCTCTCCTGCTGCATTTTGAAGTTCCACAGCTACATTTCTTGTAAATGCTGCTGCTGTAGGTGCCGTTGATACTGTAGCAGGTAAGATAGATAAAACCATATCCCCCGCCATAGCTTCAGCCATAAGCCTGAACTCTATATTATGTTTACCTAGCGAAAATGAATTTTCACTTCTAAGTCTTGCCATTTTTCTATACCTCATATAAAAAAGGGTAGGCAAAACCCACCCTCATAATTAATAATTATTAGTTAGTTACCATTCTGATAATTCCGGTGTTTTTCTTTTCGAAAACTCTATCCCATCTAGCAGCCGCTTCGAGCTCTGCATCGCTAGGAGAATTTCCTGAAATAGATCCTTCAATGTACTGGAATCCTGCAGGGTGGAAAGAAAAGATACGTCTAGAAGCAAGAACATCGTCAGCCTGAAGAATGTCTCTATCAACTTCTGTGATAAGGTCTCCATAAGATTCACCAAAAAGAATAGAACCTGGTTTAAATAGATAAGTTACATATTTGTAGCCGCTTGTACCACCTGCGATAACTGGCATATTGTCATTGACAATAATGGATTTTCCAAAGTAAGTACCAAAACCAATATTCTGAGTGTTAGTTGGTGTATAGTCAATTAGATTCAACTGTTGTAATCTAGCGTAAACTACAGAGTGCATTCCAAGAGCTGAAACTTTAGAAGCAGAATCCCCAAGTAAAGAAGCGGCTGCAATAATAGCTTCACCACTCATCTTGTTTGAGTCACCTGCATTAACACCATCTTCATCAGCAATGTCATAAATTAAATCAGAAGCATCAGCAGAGGCATTATTGGCAAAAACACCTTTCAACTGTGCTAAAAGAACATTTTCCATGTCGTGTGCCCAATAGTCAGCAATTTGACTACCAATAGCGGCCATAGGGTCTGCACCTGCATTAATTTTAACTAGATCATTGGAGCTCCAAGCATCGCCCCTTTCAAGACGTCTAGCAATTTGTTTTTCAGCTGTAATGTTGTTTACACTCAGTGGAACACTTTCAGAAAGAACATTGGAAGAAGTTTTCCCAACTATACTTTGAAAGAAAGGCATGTTAAACTGTTGTCCTCCACCCGCTACAAGTGCGTTAATTTCTGGAGACTGTCTAACTATCCCGGATCTAATAAAAGCCATTTTAAGACTTGTTTGTTCAATCATATAGCGATTAAAAATCTCCGGTATGATTACATCGGATAATGCTGTTTTAGCCATTTGTTTTTCCTCTTAAAAAATTATTATATTGTTTTTCCTGCTTGTCTTGCTAAATTTCTTGCTTTTTCTGGATCTTCTCTGAAAATCCTTCCTTGTTCTGTTAGGTTTAATGTTTTTGGATCAAAAGGATTGTTTATGTTATTACCATTGTCGTTATCTGCTCCACCTGGAACATGAGTATTGGCTTTTAATCTTGCAATAACCGCTTCATCAATCATCTTATCAACATTTTCGTTGAGTATATTTACTCTCTTAATTGTTTCTTCTTCATCAGTTGTTATCTTTAAAAGTCCCTCAAGATCTTTATGTTTAAGCTGTTTTAAAGCTTTTTCCTTAACTAATAACATAGCTTTTTCATTGTCTGATTTAAGTATCTTAGCCTCAAGTTCGATAACACGCTGTTCAAAAGGATTTTTAGGTGGGTCTAGTTCCAATTTTATTTTTTCTCTTTCTGAATCTATTCTCTTCTCGAATTCTTTTTCCATTCCTTTAAGTTTAAATGCTTCCACCACCTTTGATCCGTGAGAATCTAAAAGCGGTTGAATAGATTTCAATCCATCCTCGCTAACTAAAAAGTTTGAAAATTCACCTTTTAATACACTTTTTACTTCTTCATTTTCTTTGTTAGATGCTAGAAAATCTTTGAATTGTGCTAAATCCATTTTTTACCTCAATTATTGTTGATATAATCCCAATAAGTGCAGAATGCCCCTATAAGTGTTGTAATCTCTTATATAATAATAAAAAAGTGTAGAAATGTCAAAATTCACTTGACAAATGTTAGTGTTTATGCTATTATTATTTATTTGAACCAGAAGGAGGTTTTTATGAATTACGACGATTTAAAAAAAGACTTGGAAATTATTAAGGGCGCTGTGAAAAACTTAGAGGATAGGATGGAGGATGTTAAACCGGAAAAAGAGAAATATTCCAAAGAAGATATTTTACATGTATTATTTAATATACTAAGGGGGTAAAATGGAAAGACCAGGTTTATGGATTTACTTCAAAAGTGAAGAAGCAAAAGAGTTTTACATGGAGTTGCTTAAGAAAGAGTTCGGCACTTCAAGTGGTGGATTAAATACCATGCTACATGAACGCTATGGTAGTTGGTTTAATCCTGGATTTACAAGAATTTTAATGGAGGGTAAGGAGGATGAGTAAATGTAAGCCAGAGCTACCAATGCCAACCGAAGCTGATATACAGCGATTAGTTATGAGATATTTTATAATATTTTTCACTGCAGGAAATGAGAACCAAGTCATCCAAGACAGTGTGAATGTGGAGTGTAAAGGTTTTCCAAATTGTGCTGAAATAATCAGAGGCATTTGTGAAATACATAGTGCTGAATGGTGCAGTATTACAGGTATAAAGGAATTAACACAGCAAGATTATAGCGACTGGGACGCTGAAGAGTTTGAGGAGGGAAGCGATGGAAAAAATAGATCATAAAGCAAATGCGATTATGTTTTTAATGCAGAAAATAGAAGGTGAACTCTTAAATAATGTAGTTTTGGGTGATCAATTTGGTGTCAATCATACACATGTGTTCAGTATAAAAACCCTGAATATGTTTAATCAAATAATAGAGATTCACAATACAGGCCTTTCAGATGGTGCAACGCTGTATCATTCAGATATTTCTTGTTTCACAGAATTTAAATCAACGGAAGCAACTATCAAAAGATCATACTATGAACCAACATATAGATATTCAATTTACTACACCTATGATGATAGATATGACCACAACATAACACTATATTATAACTATACTGTTAAGGAGGAATTGTGAGTAAATGTAAATTATTACCACATCCCTATGAGTGTCAAGGCAAGGATTGTTTCTTTGCAGATGTGGTTGAAATACCTTTAGAAAGTGCGCAACTAAAAGGTGAGTTCTCCATTCCAGAATCTTTATATCTGGAAAATAACCAACCTAGAATAGCGCGCCACATAGCCTATATTCTAGGTGTAAAAAGTGTGGAGATAATTAATATTAAAAAGATAGGGTATGTGTTTTACGATATCCAAAGAAGTGTGCTGTTAGATGTGGATTATAAAATAATAATCAAAACCAGTAAGATAATTTGCAACATGGAGAACAATTAGATGGAAAGATTGCAGGCAAGTATAGATTTTATTTTAAATGATTTACGGCAACTATTAAAAGCTGTGCAAAAGTTTGACTCAACAGCAATTAGTATTATTGATCACAATAACTATTCTACTGAATACTACAACATTTGTGGACTCAGAATCTTAACATTTAGGAATTTAAATTATTGTCCATCAGAAAAGCCTATGTTATATCAAAATAAATGGGAATTACATCAACTTAATTTAGGTATATTATAATGGAACAATGGAAGGATATTGAAAATTATAAAGGTCTTTATCAAGTTTCAAACTGGGGAAGAGTAAAAAGTTTACCAAGAACTATATTTCATGTAAATGGTGGTAGCCATAAAAAGATAGGTGGTATTTTAAAGTTCAAATTAACCAAAAGAGGCTATTTATGGGTGAATCTAGTAAAAAATGGAAAGTCAAGAAAAAACGACCTTCACAAATTAGTGTCACAGGCGTTTCTCGACAACCCTAATAACTTAGCATTCATAGAGCATAAAGACGGTATATGGACAAATAACGAAGCGACAAACCTGAAGTGGGTAAATCGCAAGGAAAGGAGGTAAAAATGTGTGAAGATTACGAAAATAATAGCAAGTATATTAATCTAGGTAGTGATATTATACCCATCGCTGATATTAACAGGATATCGATGGATAATGAAAGAATTGTGCGCTTTGAATGCAATGATGATTCTTTTTACACCATACTTCCCAAAATAGGTATAGATGCAGATATTATTTTAGCATTTGTTAACGACATTATGAATAATATGTATGATGATTTTGTGATGTCTAGTGTGTATGATCTGCTGTGTAGGAAGCTGTTTATATATCTGACTCATATAATGTGTGAAGAATTTGGCTCACCTGCAGCGTCTAACAACCTTGTGTATATAGACTCAAACCTATCATCTTTAATCGTAGATTGTAGCACTATTTCTTGTAGGATAGAATTTAGCAAACAAGATGGATATCGTTATCTTGCTGTCCCAATGCATGACGTTTACACATTTTGGGCCAAACATCGCGAGGAAGAAAGGATTAAATTTAATGACAATGATCATTATGAAAAGTTTATTAAAATGTATAACGACTGGATTTTATTGAAAGAGATTGTAGAAAACTTTGAGATTTATGATTAGATAATAGATGTAGTCTTATTGTTGAATTCTTTCCATTCTTCAAAACTATCAAACTTTCTAGGCACACTTTTTATAGTAATTTTTTCACTACCAATTAATGGTACAGTCACACAATTACAGCTAGGGTATTCTATAGGCGGTGTAAACCTAGTCTCTCTGGGTGTTCCAATAGTAAAAACCTGACCATTAATATCTGGCCTGGTGAAATGATACCTGTCGGACGGTGTTGATACTACTTCCATCTTTTCAAATCCTGCATCTTTACACGCTCTAATATTGGCCGTTTCACTTGCATGTGTGGTCTCTGATTTAAGTAACCTAAATGCTTGACGTTTACTAACACCCATTCTGTCAGCTAGGTCGCCCGCCATTTGTCCAAGTGGTTGACCTTGTAGAAACCCACGGGTGGTTACTTCTCTGAGTGAGTTGGCAAGCTTTTCTTTATTGGCCCAAATACGACTAGAGAAATCTTTACCACTCCAAGGTTCATTAAGTATTATATCAACCCTACGTTTTCCAATCTCACCAAGGAATTGATAATTATAGTTTAACCCACGTATTAGATCAAATTGTGCAAGAGTATATCCATCTTTTAAAACATCCTCAAGAAAATCAGTGTAGTTTATATCTTGTTTTTGGAATACTTTATGAATGCTATATTCTTGATCTAAATCAAGATTGTTTTTCCTAGCCTGTTTCTTATTGTTGATATATTTACCCAATCGAATCTTGAAACCATCATCTTTAGTGTCTATAATTTTATCCTTTATCTTTTCCGCTTTTCTTTGGAATGATCTTCTTTCTTGTCTACTCATTAATTGGAATGCGTCATTCTGTGTCACCACAATAGTGTTACCGTTAACAGTTCCATACTTACCATAAAACGCATCTAATTTATTTTTCATCTCTTTCAGCTCGTTACTGTAAGCATTTGATATATCTCTAAAATCTTTCTTGGCAGCTCTTTCAAATATTGAATCTCTACGCTTTGCACGCTTAACCCAATACTCTTGTGGTTTAATATCTTCAGCCATTAATTTTCTCTTTCTGAAATTATTAAAAATGATTTATCTAGGGTAGAGACATGAACCTCATACCCTAGAACATACTCATAAAATCTATTAGTCTTCTGTATTTGGTTCTTTTCTGTTTTCAAAGTCTTCCTCATCAGTAACTTCCTCTTCAAGCTCTTTATTCTTCTGCTCTATTTCTGCATCTGGATCATCAATAAAACTAGCTTGTGTAAATATTGTCTTTTTGCTGAATCCTGCAGCTCCAAGCTTAACAAGTTTTTCAGCCTCTTCAACATCATTCAGAGGAGTATCAAGAGTGAAGTTAATAGATACTTTTTTCCAGTCGAAATCATTAATACTTAAAGTATTCCAGTATGCACCAAGTGCCTTAAGAAGTCCCTGCAGAGTTTGATCAAGGTGCATAATTAACGCCTTTGCCTTATTTTCAAGTGGCTTTATACGTGTCTTAATAGCAAGATTGGTAGCCTTACCATAAACTTCAGGATCTGCATAATTAAGATGACCTGTAAATCTTTCAATATTTTTTTCCAATTGCTTAAGGATAAATTCAGTATCTTCATACTTAATGTCCTTTGTTAAATACTCAGCCTTGGATCCTTCTTCAAGATACAGTGTTCTTAACTCTTTTATTCTTCTTGCTGCCATCTCATCATCATCATTATCATTTTCGCCCTTTATTAGAGTACCGTAAAGAGCCAGTATAGCATGTCTGAAACCTGTCATCTCATTACTGAAATCTGATAACATACGGTTATAAGAATCAATTAAAGATATAACCTTATAAAAGGATGGTTTACGCTCTTCATTGTTTTTCAGTTCCAGGAAAGGAACACCTGGAACAGGATCAATCTTTTCACTTTTAACTTTCAACTGGTTTTGTGAAATACCTGTTAGAAAATATATCTTCTCACCATCGTAAAACTCACCCTTATATATAGTTTCAGTCTCAGTTGTGCTTCCAGTCGTGACAACTGCATCAGTGTTTCTAATAACATCTTCGGACCAGTAAGTTAAAGCACCTGTGATAGTTTCCTTTAAATCGTCCCATTCCAATATATAGGTGTCTGGCATAACTACGCGAGTTTTCAACATTGGTTTCTCTTCGTCATCTTCACCGTTGTAAATTAACAAACCGCTTGATCCAACCGCACCCGCTCTGATGGTTAAATTTCTCAACTTAAGTAGGAAACCATCTTCCTTTATCCAATCGTTAATTAGTTTTTGGTTGCGTTCTCTGCTTTCCTGATTATCCGGTTCTACGTACTCAAACATAACCGGATTAGCTAGAGCATAGTTGACTCTATTATCCACTATTTCAGAATCATAAGCGTTAATTAATCTCTGATCCTCATCGATGTTAGTTTCATCAGAATCAAGGTATTTGGGCTTTTTAGCCAAAGTTATTGGTAGGGTCTCAGTTGTGTATCTATCGTACCATACACCCGTATCATACTCTACCCCTGCGTTGTTGTTGATTAATTTCTCAACTCTTTTTTCTATGTCTACCGACATGCTACCTCCTATATGTTATATAACTCATTTATTACTTCTTCTGCGTTTTCTAAGTGATAATTGGTCCTACTCCCTTTTGTCGGGAAAAATGCCAATTCAAGATATTCTACAGCACACCTCAGTAACTTGAGATTGCGTTGTAGTTGTTCCATTCTGATTAAATAGTTTAAATCCATGCTCTCCTCCTAATAAAATTAATACACTAGCATACTATACTAATATCACACATTATAATCTAATTGCGTTAAAATGTCAAGGATTTATTTGTCTAACTTACCTTTTTTATTATAGGTAGTTTGAATTCTGGACGGTAACTTAACCATTAAAGATGTTATACTTTTTTTTCTGCACTTGCTACAAAACAGATAGATACCATCATTGATACCCACCTCATAATCCTCTACTACGTGTCCGCATTGCCTACACACTAGGTCAAAATATGGCATTTAATCCCCCTCTAAACAATTTTTCAAGTTCTGACACCAGTCTCTTATGGAATGTTTCTTCCCCATCGTCGCCCGATACTAAATAATCAATTCTCTGTGCTAGAATTTGCGAAGCTTTTAGGCACTCGACAGCATTTTTAAAAATATCTAAAGTATCCTCAGAATAACCATATTCATCATTTTCTAATGCTAGTTGCTCTATCTCATCTGCAATATGCCCGATTACATATTGCTTGTAGTCAAAATGTCCACCGCTCATCTTAATCCTCCTTAAAATATACCATTGTCAAAAATACCTGCACCGTACAACAATAACCAACTAACCATGCTACTTATTAAATGTTTTATAAATTCACGTTTATTGTCATATGTAGCACTAGTAATAATTCCAAGTGCAGAAATACACAATAATATAATTAAACAAATATTCATTTAATCCTCCTCATTTAAACAATTTTTCAAGTTCTGAAGCCAGTCTTTTATGGAATGTTTCCTCACCGTCATCACCCGATACTCTAAATAGTCATTTCTTTGGGCTAGAATTTGCGAAGCTTTTAGGCACTCGACAGCATTTTTAAAAGTGCCTAAAGTATCCTCAGAATAACCATATTCATTCTCTAATATTAACTGCTCTATCTCATCCGCAATATGACCGATTTCATACTGTTTATAATCGAAATGTCCACCACTCATTTTAAACCTCCTTAGTCGTATATGTTTTCGTAACTTCAACCCGTACCTCAAACACTTCCGTACAATGTATACACCGCTTCACAACCGTTATGTCGTCAGTAGTGCGTATGTGGTTGCCTGGCTTATTGCAGTAGGGGCAACGTGGTCTGTTCTGCTTAATTAAACTCATTTAAACCTCCTTAAAACCATTTTTTTATAACTTTACCAGTAAATATCCAGTAAAAAACACAATATAGAAAATATATTGGTGCAAAAAGATAAAATACTATATTTGCAATTAAAATAATAAATGGCATACATATACGCTCAATAATGGATGTCCAAGATGTGTATAAATCGTCAATATCAAAGCCGGATTTTATTAGCCCCATAGATACAGATAATAAACAATAAGCTCCTATTAAAAATTCAATTACTGATGGTTCAATCATCTTAATCCTCCTCTAACATTTGATCTTCATATAAATCATCCAGTATCTTTTCTAATCTATCCCGCACCTCTGGACAATCCGTTCTGTTTATTTCCAGTTTTATGAATGCAATCTGAGCGTTAATGTCTTTCAATTTCTTCATCATCCCCTCCAATATTATTAAAGAATTCAGTAATAACTCTATTGTTGATTTCCCTTTGCTCATCCTCTACTTCAAAATCATCTAACATATAAGCTCTTTCCAACAACATATCTGGAACATCATCACAATACAAATCTTCATCTGCAATCATCTTATTTACATAGTCAGCATTGGTAGCAATAGCACTTAAAGCCAAACTTTCTATTAATGGTAGATAAACAGACCTGCTTTGTGTTCTAAGTAGTTTACAGGCTTCTTCAGGCTCCAACACATCAAATGCGTCCTTTAGTGTAAATATAGTCTTATGGCACTTTAAGCCAAGGCCGACTCTGACCTTTCTAAAGAGGCTATCACACACAGTATCCTTCAAATCTAATAACCTTAAATCGCCTGTGGTCCTGCCTTTTTCCTTATCTGGTATCAACTCTTCTTCAACCACAGCGGACCCTTTCTTTTCACACATTTTAAAGAAGTCTTTTTCTTCTTTTGTGAATCCATAATAGAAACCTTTTTTTCTGGTGTATATCTTTAATGTAGAATCGTCAACAGGCTCTTTATCAACCTTTTTACGACCAACTTTTTTATATTGATCTTTATCATATTCAGAGTTATTATCAAGAACTCCTTTCTTAATCTCTTCAAGCATGAACTGGTTAATATACTTAACACAGTCAATGCAAAGAAACAAAGTATTAGACTTGCTCTTTGCTTCAATCCTGATAGCCTTGTCCTTCTTCATGACGATCTTCTTATTACACCCACGACATACACCGTGACGTGAGTTTGGTGCTATCAAACTAATGTTATCCATCACTTACCCCTCAATTCACATAACTGATATTCGTAATGAATAGTTTCATCTACTTTTAATGGGTAATCTGACTTGTAGAACTTTCTTGAATCAAGAGTTTTTGAAATTACTTTATACTTTTTTTGTATAGGCTTTATGTCCCATTTTGATGGGTCAAAAACGTTTGTAGTCAACCAGATAATATCACCGTTATTGATAATAATATCTCCCTCAAAACCTGCTATAGCTATTTCATTTTCATAAAAAGTAGTACTCATAATTTACCCCTCAATTCACCACCTAATGTGGCTATAAGATAAATGAAGCCAAACAAGAGAAGTATAAACGCGTTCTCTTTGTTTGGTTGATTAGACGTCTCCACAGCGATACCACCGCAGAGTAACAGAAAAATAAAAAAATAATACTTAATCATTAGTCTCTCCTAAATAAAATGAACTCCTAATTCATATTGTAGTTATTTTTTAATGATTGTCAAGTGGAAATTAAAGTTTTTTCCATTTTTCGCCTAGCGCATAGGTGGCAGTAGGGTCTCTTATTAATTTGATACTCTAATATTTTGGGTAGAGTGTACCCGCAATAGCTGCATTGGTATAAATACTCAGGCTTTTTCATATTTTATTTATCCCTCCCGTAAAAATTCATATTCATTGGCACAAAATACATTTCCCTATCACTATACACTACCCCACAGCCTAACGTAGGTTTTGCCCTAAACGGTTTACCATAAGCAAAAGCATAAGCAGCAGCATCTATTCCACAACCAACATTCATTGCTACTAGTAGATTACGTGGGCCGGCTTGGTAAAATACACCTGCTCCGGAATGCACATGTCCTTGCACAAAGCTACAACTCCACTTGCTCGCACTATTTGCAGCTCCATATTTTCCATTACTACCTGTGCCGTGCTGAAATAACACGTTATTATAAAACAACTCTGGGACAAATTGCCACCCCTTAGGCATATTATACATCTCCTCATCAGTCCTTAGTCTCATACTTGGCATAGCAATTTTTTTCAGTAATCTCTCTGGAATAGCATCATGGTTGCCCTGTGTAATTGTGACAACTGGAAATGCTTCGTACCAAGGTTTAATCTTACTTAAAGTCATACTGAACTCTTCAATCGGACTCATAGCGCATGTTTCTGATTCATGGAATGATAAAGCGTGGTTGTCAATTATATCGCCAATGGACACAATCTTTTCACACTTATGATGAATAGCAGTATCAATAAGAAATTTTAAATAATTTGGATGCTCAAAAGGAAAGTGGATATCACCGATAACCAACGTTCTCAACCTACCATTGTCTTTCTTTTTTTTAAGCCAAAGACATTTACTTTTCTTAACTCCTAACTTTTCAAATATATCCATTCAGCACCTCTCCTGATAGTTATTAAAAGATTCAGCCTAATATTATACTCAAATATTAGACTTTGTCAAGACCTTTGTTTAATCTCTCTAAATACTCCCTTAATATCTCACCGTTCTTTTCCCATTGTTTAAAGTAAGCATTATCATAAGCTTCATCATAATTAGCAGCAGTTACACCATCAGCCGCAAAAGCATCTTCAGAGGCATCATTAGCAATATCATTAGCAATATCATAAGCGGAAATATAAGCTGAAATATGAACGGAATTATAAGCGAAAGTATAACAGCAACTCTTAACGATTTCTTCAAACACAGGACACCAATCTTCATATCTCTGTGTCCTCAACGCCCAGAAGGCATCTTCAGCCCCGTTAATCTCTAGTATCTGAAGTATGGTAACCTCAGTATCTAAATCAGATGTTCCCAGACCTTGACACAGCTTCTTCCAACCACTGCTGCATGGCTCAAATGACCTGATTTCCCTCAATGTAGTTTTCATGAATTATCCTCCTCTGGCTCTTTCTCTGTTATAGCCTTTAAATCCTCATCATCACCGTAAAAATCACGGAAAAATTCATAGGCCCATCTTACCCTCTGCATCTCCTCATCGTTAAGAGTAAACGTTTTACCCTTGTATCTATCCTCAATTTTGCATGAAACATCAATTTCCTCTATAAACTCAGCAGGCCATGTGATATCACAATTCACATATAGAAAATCTTGTAGAACATCTACTTCGATAATTCTACCGGCATAGTTTAGCATTTTTGAACTGAACCAATAACGAAGACGTGAATTATCATCAGAAGACCTCATAATCTGCATAATATCCTCTCTACTCTTAACTTTAACTTTCATCTTTCTCCTCCTCATATGGTAAATTATCCCACAAAGCCCGTAACGACTCTATAACTACCGTTGTTAATCCTAATTTATGTTTTTCATCATCTGATATACATCCAAGTATTTTTTTAAGACCTATAGCCTCATCTTCATTCAACTCTATATTAATATATGTTTTATACTTCATAGCTCCCTCCTTATGAATTGAAAACAATATAGTCTTTGTCTAATGCTTTTAGAATAGTGCGACCTGTCCTGCAGTTAACCACTCTATATTTTCCTTCTGCACATTCCGTAATTCGATATAAGTTATCATTTTTATCAGATGTACTAACAGCTAGTGTCCCATGTATTATTATAAATTTTGTCTTAATCATAGCTCCCTCCTAAATAAATAAACCTACCCCTATAATTGTACTTGTATTTTTAGAATTGTCAAGGAATATTTTTAATTAAAATGGACGCTTGCCAGGTCTCGCAATTTTCCTACCTCTGAAGTGGGTATAAAGTGCATATCTTACAGCATCCATGCAGTCATCATTCTCTTTTTTTGGTTGTTCTTTCTTGTTCTTATCGTCCCAAACATAGCTGTAAACTTCCTGCATGAATCTAAACGCAGCTTTCCTTAATACAAAAAACTTACCGTCCTTCATATACTGCTGCACTAATTCAATGCCCTCTATTACGTCTTTTTTTGCTTTTTTAGCTCTAAATTTACGGACATATTCCGGTCTTGCTGTATCTGCATATTTGTTTCCTGAAATATTTTTATATTCTCTTTCATACATCTTCCTTTTATTATCCCACCAATCAATTTCCTTTTCTCTTTCTGCTGTTTCATCTATCAAATACACATTTCCGTCGTGGTCAACTCCAATAATAATAATAACTCCATAATGATCATAACCCCAGTCTACACCCATTATGTGATATTTCATTTCTGGCACGGTATCAACAATCATAGACTCTCTAAAGCTGCTATATATAACACCATCAGCAGCCGTCCATTTACCCCAGATAGCACGGTCCTTCTTATACCCATCAGGCATTCTAGCCATTCTGCCCTCAATATATTTATCAGCTATAAACCCACCGTTCTTTTCTGCATTATCGAATATCTCAAAATGCCAAGACTTCACCTGAATACTTCCATCTTCAAAAGTTTCACCGTCTTTTTCAACCCATTCTTTCTTGACATGATGTTGTGGATGATCTGGATTAGTATCAGCAAAGATTCTAGCACCGTCTCCAGAGCATCTATTCAGACACTCATCGATAGTATTCTCATGCTGTAATGTTAGCTCATTTGCAAACCAACCGTGTGCTGTCATACCACGAATAGGCTTGAATGATCCGGTATTATCTGCCCCAAAACAACACATAGTATTCCCAAATAATTGAAACCTATTATTTTTATCTAAATCACATTTTATACCAAAAAATTCATGGATATCATCGAGCACATTTTGCCTCAAAGTTCCTGTGGTATATCCTGTCATAATAAATTTATAGCCCTTATTCTTGAACTTGCGAACATGGTTAAGCCATAAAAATAACATGATAAACGTTTTGCCTGACCTAACAGCACCTTCCAGTATGGTTGTGTGCGGATTGTACATCCTGTCATATTCCCACACCTGGCACTGTTTTTTGTTGAATTTATTGGATAACTTCTTTATACTCATATTGCGCTTTTAAGCCTCAATTCTCTCATTTAACCTCGTTTTGTGGTTTATAGTACTCATAATAAAAATCACAAGTACCATCCTCGTTTGGTTCAAATAGTGCCTGTGGTTGATTTAATTCATTCCAGGTAAAAACATACCTCTTACATCTATGTTTCATTTCACACCGCTCATTTGCGCACTTACAATAGCTCACTTACACACCTCCTGATACCCTGCATCCACTAAAGCCTCTAAAGTACTATTATAAAATATTGTTTTTTCTTCTATAATACGATTAAGTCTAGGCATGTTAGGTATAGAATTAATATCCGGATTATTAGCAACAGCAAGACAATAATACGATAATACATAGCCACAAATATATGTATCTATCTCAAATGTAGGCTCAAAATGTAATCCTATTTGAATCTTTACGTCAATATTTTTATGGAATACCCTTGCCCTCACTTACACATTTCCTCTATATCAGAGAATATACTATACAACAACGCCATCTCACTTGGCTGTTCATCTCTGCTGTGACGGTTAATAAAAGCACGTAGAACAGATAGTTTATACCTGTCAAGCTTTTTCTTCTTTTTCTCTTTTAGGTGATCGGATAGTGTTTTGACTTCATGTTGGATTTTGTTTTTATTCTTAATTACCATGCTGCTCTCCTTCAATAAATTATAAAGTAAAACTATACTTTTCTCGTCTAAACTATTCAACTTTTCCTTATCCCACTTGAAAACCCCTTGTCGACTGCAAAAGTTGCCATTATCGCTAACTAGCTTGCTTTCAGTGAATAAATATCCTGGGCAGTTACTACAGACAGCATCAATCAACACCTCTTTTCTCGTAGTGCAAACCCTAATCATTATCTCCCTCCAAAACAGTCTTTTTATACGGTGTGTTATTTCGTTGATATTCATTAATCTCAATTTTTATAAGCTTTTTAGCCTCATTTATATCTCTAATTTTATTACCCGTAAACGAATAACCTGATGTTATACATACCCAGAAGAAAAACAAAAACCTTTTTTGTATTCTATAATAAGTGTCATATTTGTTACTGTATTTTACGATTCTATATTTTCTCATGATCTCCCTCCTTTAACCAAAATAAATAATACCTTTAAACCACAAACTACCAAGTGCTGTAGTAACGCCTATTAGCATTCCAATATAAACACCAATAAAAAAATCTCCATTCATGATCTCCCTCCTTTTAGATACTAATACTTCTCACATTATACTTAACAATCGTGAAATGTCAACACTTATTTTAGTCATCTTCTCCCATCGCTTTCAACAGCTCTTCAGCTCTACTTTCCGGAGTATCTATATTATGCACAACCTGCCTATCCACAAGCCCATGGTTCGCTTTTAATAGGAATATAGCCATGGATGCCACCCAGTCACCAGAAAGACCTTTTTTCATTAAATAACTCTTCTGTAAGCCCTTAATTCTTTTACATGTCTCGGAAAACGCATCATGAATTTTCTTCCATTCATGCGCTGTGTCTGGATTAATATCTAAGTAAACAGATAGATCTTCAATAGTTGCTAACTGCTCTTTCTTCCTGCAATTCTCTATATATTTATCCGCTTTTTCTTGAAGTTTTTTGTCGTATTTTGTAGGTCTTGCCACGATAGCCCCCGTATCAGTCAGTTAGCCCAAATCAGTTACTTAAATCATTATACAGGAAAATAGGCTATTTGTCAAGTAAAAAAAATAGGGTGCACAGTGGAGAGATACTGCACACCCTATAAAGGAGAGAAGGAGTTTGTGAAAACTAGACATATTATACATTAATGATATTCATTTGTCAAGTATTATTTTGAAAACCTTTCTTTTCTTCAGTGCAATGATTATTTTTTTAACCTTTTTTACATACTCTGGGTCTACTGCATAACCATATTTCACCAAACCAAAAAGAAACCCCTCCTCACTCCTAGAATATCCCTTCCTTTTAAAATAACCTAGCATCTCTATATTCGCCTCTTCTAGCGTGTTATACTGCTTCATACACTCTATAGGCTTAGACTTCTTCTTACACTCCTTCCAAGGTATTTTTCTGGAATAGTGGTTGTTATAGTCATTATGGTACTTGCTAGTGTACCAAGCAGATTCTAACACAGTCATAGCAGTTATTATCTTTGCAGCCTCAGAATATTCAGAATTTAAATAAAAATTGTAAATCTCCTGGGCTTTGGCTTTATAATCTGCGCTCAAAGATGTTGAAAAAAATATAATGAATATTAATAATCTATACATATAATATCCTCTCAATTATCTACCCTAAAAACCTGTCAATTATCAACTCCCAGTAACATTCCCGCTCCGGTTCGACTAAACACACCGCATTTTGCAATTCAATATCACTAAACTTTTCAGCTCGACTCAACCGACATGGATGTTCACAGCTACTACATATATATTCGTACATACTACCCCCTAAAAAAGTATTGGTCTATTGTTGTGTTTAAATCTTTTTATATTGTTGTCACTGCAATTTCTAATAGATTCACATTCTTCAAAATTATAAATACAACCCAATGGGACATAAAACCTTCCAAGCAAAATTTCACCATTTGAATCATAAAGACCATACTTTCCACCTCTCCATTTGATAACACTACCATCGAACTTCATGTCATGCTCACGCCATAGCTCATAGTTATTCAGACGACAGTCTAAATCTATCATGTAACACCTGCCGGTTTTTGTTATAGAGCTAAGAATATACTCCTTTTCTCCTTCAGTAAAATAAATAATTAAGGATTCGTCATAATCAACTCTTAATTTTAACACATAATCCTCATCTCTTTTAAGTCTCTCAATCTCCTCGCCCATCTCTTCATATTTCTTTCTTAATTCATCTAAATTCATAAAACCCTCCTATACCTCATCGGGTATAATATCAATAAAATTACTTACTTTTATACCTTATCGGGTATACTATTTAAATATATCACCAAAAAAATCATAAAAATTATTTACTCGCCTAATATTACCATTCATATCTATCTCATATTCTGCGCTGCAATTCTCGCACAAATACGAGTATCTATCCAAACCTACTGGTTTTTCATATGCCAGTTTACCACCACAATTACTACACTTCATTTCACCCTCCTAAATACTATATCGTTCACACGCATCGCCTATACCATTTCTATTGTCGTCCTGCTGTGCCTCATTTGGAACACTAGGACAGTTATCAACCTGGTTAGCAATACCGTCATTATCCGCATCTCTTATCGGATTATAGATATTACATCCTAAAGCGAAAAATGTCAAGAAAAAAATTATTTTCATTTCATCACCTCCTTGTAAAACGCTTTACTGCAATCTCTAATTCTCCTCAACCAACCGGATAGAAATTTCCTATTATTATCTATAGTTGCTATCTCTCTATAGAATATAATTCTACTAGAATAGAATTTTATGTACATCATTTCTGGATCTCTTTTCAAACCTGCTAGTGTTATAGGCCCAATGATCCCGTCTTGATCCACACTGGCTATTTTCTGTAACATCCTAACAGCCTTACTTACTCCCGCATTTACAGCAAAATCAAATACATGTAGCGCCAATAATGGGTGTATATTAATTAATTCTTTACCTGCAATTCTGGTGTAATAATTACCAAAATAAAACAGCTCAACTATCTCTTCTAGATCTTCATAAATCTCACCCTTAACAGTGTTTCTGGAGTCCAAATACTTCCAACCTATCCAATGTGGATGGTGTCTCCTAGATATACCTCGGTATGTCTCACCGCCTCTATCATCAGGGTCATTCACATATCCGCCCTCATTTTTGAGGATTATTTTTAAAAACGTTAAATAATTCATATTATCCTCATTATTCTCTTTATTTTATCAGAAATACTATCTCCATCAACACTGTAATCTACCGGGATATCATTAATAATTTCCTTTAAAGATTCTATTTCTTTTTTTAATTTCTCTTTCATTCCGTTATCCCTTTTTTTAGCCTCAAGATTTGTGACTTTAAAACTCTGCAATAATCTTAAAGCTTTTTTGCACTCATAAACCTCCTTCTGAAGCTCCACTATTTCTATCTCAAGGTTTAAATTTTTATCTCTTAATTCATCCAAATCATCAAAAAATTTCTCATTCATGATCACACCTCTCCATTTCCAAATTCGTCAATTCTAAACCTGATCTTCCAAGGAGTTATAGCAATCTCCTCTTCCACAGACTGAGATTTATAATACTCCAACTCTAACAGGTCACACAGACAGCAGAACCCGTTCTCCTCGTCCAATTCAGTCCATGCTCTACAATTAACTGTACGGCACTTTTTGTTATACTTAGGACAATCAAGTTGTCCTGCTTCAAGTTTATTCATAATACCCTCCTAATCATATCTTACTCACCAACTAATCTTTGTCAAGAACTTTTTTATAATAATTTTTAGAGTTGTCTCTAAACCTGATTTTACTTGGTGTTTTAAACCACTCCCTATCCTCAGTCTCTAATTTATTAGCCCATAAAAAGTTGGCTAAATCGGTTATTTTATCCCAATTAATCAGCATTATTAATATCTCCCGTAGTTCCAAACGCCGCCCTAGTGAAATCGCACCCAATTACGATAGAGTCTCTAGTAGTAGCGTCAATTAGAATAGAGTTGCTGAAATTAGCATATACCAACCTGCAATTTTTCATGGTTGCGCCTACCATGATTGCCATTCTAAAATCTGTATATTCCAGATTACAACAATCTAAATTAGCATTAATTAAGATGGTCCTTGATAAATCCATTTCTGATAAATCTGAACCAGATAAATCAGCGTCAGATAAATCTATATATCCATCTCTGAAGAATAATTCTCTGTAGCGGTTCCATAGCCGCCTATCTCCCCTTCTCAATACGTTAATTAATTTCTGTTTATTCATCTAACTCTCCTAATAATTCTGGGTTTTCGTGAATATTATCAAATACTTTAATTTCATTTCCGTTAAAATTGTCGAAATCAACAATTAACGAATTAGACGACATTATAAATCTTGCTGTATCACAATCATATAGCACCTCAAAAAAACCATCTTCTTTAATTATTTCTACAATATCACCCTCGTAAATCTCAACACCGTTTTTATCTTTCAATCCGGTGTATTGATCTACTGTTTCTCTAATAACAGGATATACATTACCCTTTGTGGTTGATATTTCTGAATAAAGATCTATAAAAGAACCGAAAATCATTTTACCATTTGAAATCTTTTTACCCCTAAACTTAATCTCTCTCATCTCATCCCTCCATTATTTGAACCATTAACTAACATAGTATAACCCTCAAAACTATTTTTGTCAAGCTCTTTTATTTGTGCCTTCCAACCAAAAAACGCAAAATAGATAAAACCATGGCTAGACCCTTGTTTATTCTTGCATAAATGAACTTCAATAACTGGATTATAAACTGGATTATTTATATCTCCTGTCTGATATACCACCTCAGTTTTACCCTGTTTTGCTTGGTATTCGTTATGAATCATCATAATAACGTCAGAATCATATACTATGTCTACTGCATCTTTCACGTCATCTATTCCAGGTCTACCATAATCACTGGTTTTTTTAAATTCTACCGTCATAATAATTGGAATTCTTAATTCAACAGATAATTTTTTAATACCCTCAGACATTTTAATATACTTTCCTTTTTCCTGGAAACAATCACTCCTGATTTTATGGAAATTATCAATAAATACAACCAGTTCTTCACCTTCGCTTAATTCACTTTTTGAGATGGTTATCTCTTCAATAATTTTACTGTAATCAACCATGTCTGAAGCGTCAATTATTTGAATCCTGTCTGCTTTATTGGATAGGTTTTCAACACCTGATAGTAATTTACCCTCATAATCATTATAGCTCTCTGGTTTATTCGCCTTAACTCTTTTAGGAAATGCAACATCATTAATACTTGCTCCAGATTGATTTGAAATTAAGCGGTTAATTATTTTTGGTGCGCTATCATCAATGGAAAAATATAAAACCTTAGCTTTAGGATTATTGATTAATGTTCCAATTATCAGGTTAATAAAAAACATAGTTTTACCGTGGTGAGACCTACCACCAACCAGAACCACGCCTGGTTGTAATCCGTCAATTCTCTCATCTAGCTCTGGGAACCCTGTTTGCATTCCAATTAACCTACCGTCTCTTTTGCTCGCTACGGTTAAAAACTCCTCTACCCTAGCCCTAGTACTCGGAAAACGTTTTTCGTTCATCACGGCAGCGAGAGTGTCTAATTTTACATCTTTAGTCACAGTCAAACCTCCCTGATTCAAATTGTTTGTTCTGAATTGCAAATCTACGCTCTTTTTCCACAGTTTTTACATATTGCAGGATTTTTGCTAAATTTGGTGTGCGCTCCTCGCTATCCATACATAGCTCTATTGCCTCAATTATAACATTGTCGTTATATACACCAAGTTTGCTATCCCATAGTTTTAAAACCATATCCTTGCCCGCTTCGTTTTCCATATAGCTTGCAGGGAAAGGCATATAACCAAACGCTATATGGATCATGGAAAATACTTTTCTGTAAAATTCTCTCGGCTTATTCATACCTCCTCCTGCCAATATGTGACTGGTAAACACTACCTCTCTTCCCATCTTTGCGCTCTGTTCCATCTTTTTTTAATATTGGCCCAAAATAGAGCATTTCCGGAACAAATTCACAAAAATCAAATGTTGCTGACATGCTTTCTATTCTTATAGTCACTATATTATCTGCAACAACATCACCTATTCTATGTGGGTTATTACTTACTGCGTATTTGCAGATAATTTCATGTCTAGCATTATCAAAAATAGTTGCTATTTCATTTCTAGCTTTTTTTAATTTAGTTTCTATCTCATTCATTTTTTCTTTAAATTCTTCTCTATTCATAGTACCCTCCTAAAAATCAAGTAATGTTTTCTGACCACCACTTTTTATTTCCTCTTTCTTGAACCAGTTTAATGCAACTGCATAATGGTTTTTGTATTTCTTTCCTTTCTGCTCGATATAAATATCAATCCTTTCAACCATCGAATCAGCTCTTTCTTTTCCAAATCTGTCAACCAGTTTTTTATATTCCTCATCAGTCATCTTCACATGGTTAAATTCACCATATGATTTTTTTCTTTTTTTTGTAATAATATTTATATTATTATTTTCTTTATTATTATTCTTATTATTCTTATTACTTTGTTTTATTGTGTTCACTTGTTGTTCACTTGTTGTTCGCTTGTTGTTCACTTGTTGTTCATTCTGCTGTTCACTTGTCTGGTACTTACTGTAGTTAAGTATTGTAATTATTGAATATTTAGAGAATGTTTGTTGTTCAATTAGCTGTTCACTTTTGAACGTTTTTAACAATCTATATATTTTATTGGCGTCTATCCCTGTTTCCTCGGCTAGTTTTTTGCGACCTGTGATTAACTGTCCTTTTTCAAGTTTTTTCCTTCTTCCATTTAGCATAAATTCACTATCTGTATAATTTGCTGAATATAAAAGATGAACCCATAAATGGACCGCTTCAGAATCCTTGTAAAAAAATGACTTTAATAATTTACGATGTAAAGTGATAAATCCTTGTTCCATACCATCCTCCCACGGACAAAATTAATAGTAACTCTGCCCGTCCTTGCAAGGGAGAACAGATTTACCATATTATACCATAAAATTATTATTTGTCAAACATTTTCTTAGTCATTTCTTTTTCGTCTGCTAGTTGCTCTAGTTTTAATTTTATATTTTCTATAAGAGCAATTTGACCACTGCTTAAAAATTCATAACAACAGTTGTCCAATATATCGTATAGACTGCCTGTTTCTCTCTCACTTAATGCAATTATTGTTTGTATTTTTTCCACTATTTTCATCTCATCCTCCAAACACTTTTTTAATCATCTCACCATGTTTCTTCTCCAGAAACTCTTTGGCCTCTTCAGGTGTCATTATCTCGCACCTAGAAAGTGGCTTTACGGTTGCCTCTGTGATGCTATTCAGAAAAATATGAACCTCCTGCTCCTCATCCTTGTTTTTGATCACAATGTGACCCGTTATAAATCTAGGCAGTATATTACTACCATTTTCAACCTCTCTGGTTAGAAATATTTTGTCATCAATTTCTAAACCTTTTTCAATTTCGTAACTTTTTTTCATGTCAAAACTCCTAAAATTAAAAATACTAAAACTCCAATTATTATAGCTGTACCTATAACTATTTCAAAAAAAACTCTCATTATTCCCTCCTATATTATTAATTTGCAGTTTTCAACGGGGTAACTTCTGCCGAAACTGTTTAAATCATGCACCCTATTTCCATCATGGGATATTTCACCTTTAAAAGTGTGTCCCTCAAATATCCCTTTTATTACTTTAAATTCATACATATTAAAACCCCTCGAATAAAAATAAACAACCTACTCTTATAATTGTACTTCTATTTTCACTTCTGTCAAATGTTTTTTTTATTTTTATTTCCACTTGACAATTTTAAATTTATAAGTACAATTATATTATCATTATTAATGGAGGGAGTGATATGATTAATTTATATAACTGTGATTGTATGGAGTTTATGAAGGATGTGCCGGATGATTATTATGAGTTGGCTATAGTTGACCCGCCTTATGGGATAGGTGCAGATATAAACCAGAAAAAAAGGTCATCAAAAAAATGGAGTGGAAAAAGTGGGGGGCAGTGGAAAGCGTATAAAGAAACAAATTGGGATAATAATACACCAGACATGGGATATTTTACAGAACTAAAGAGAGTATCAAAAAATCAAATCATATGGGGCGGTAATTATTTTAATATAAACGAAAATGGTGTTATTATTTGGGATAAAGGCAAGAATGGAACGTTGCCACATGGTGAATTAGCCAAAACAAATATTAAAACTTTCAAAATCTTTTACATTTCCAGAGCAGACGCTTATATCAATAATTGTGACAATAAAATTCACCCAACGCAAAAACCAGTTGAATTATACAAATGGCTACTAAAAAACTACGCCAAGGAAGGTGACAAAATCATTGACACGCACGGTGGTTCTATGTCCATCGCTATCGCCTGCCACGATATGAAATTCGACCTTGACTTATGCGAACTCGACAAAGATTATTTTGAAGCAGGTAAGAAACGACTTGAGAAGCACCAGACGCAATTGAATTTATTTGATCTTATAGGAGAGTGATATGGCACATCTATTATCACATTCACTTAGATTTAAAGAAGTTGAACGACTTTATATATTCATGTTAATGAATGAGCAAATTTTATTGCCCAGAATAAATAACATAACTATAACATTTAAATTAAGAGAGGAAAAATGATAACAGTATCTTTTGGAGAGAGTATAAGAAAACCTGACCAGATATTTCAATATGGGTCACTGGAAGATCTTCTTAAATGGCAAGCACTAAGCGAAAAGCAGGAAAGTAAAATAGAGGATCTGCAAAATGAGACTGATCCAGACAAGCGAAAATTAATTAAAAACCAACTACCTTATATAGTAGGTTCTGTGTTCCAACCTGAAGTCAGAAAAGCCGGAAACCTAAAAAAGAGCAATTTGATGATTTTTGATGTGGATAAAATTGTTAATGTGGAAGAGCTGTTTGGTACACTCAAATCTGAGCCGTTTGTTTGTTTTATTTTCAGGTCACCGTCAGGTAACGGCATTAAATTCGGGGTAAAATTAAAAAACAATATAACTGATCCTGAGTTATTCAGCAATGTGTATAAATATGCAAGCAAAAAGTTATCCAATTTCTATAATATCGAATTAGATAAAACGAGCGATTGTAGCCGTGCGTGTTATCTGGGACATGATCCAGATTATTTCTACAATCCCAATAGCGTTGGATTTCCCCTTAGATACGATGTTGAGAAACCGATTGAGCAATTTCTAGCAGAGTTTGAAAATGATCCAGATATTGAAATACAGATAATTAAAGAAATATGCCAAACCATGTCAGTTGGTAATTACAACGACTGGGTGACGTGTGCGGCTGCCCTAGCCACTTTAGGTGGTATAGGTGAAAATATGTTTATTACGCTAAGTACTGGGAAGGGCTATAAGGATTCTGTTTCCGCTCTGAGAAGGAAATTTAAAAGTTTTAGCGCAAGTGGTGGTGTGCAAATAGGCTCATTTTTCCACATAGCGCAACAAAATGAAGTGGATATAAAGGAGATTAGAAGGAGATATTATGGAAAGCGTTAATGTACTAAGTTTATTTGATGGTATGAGTTGTGGTAAAATAGCTTTGGATCGTGCAAATATTTCGGTGGGAGAATATTTTGCAAGCGAAATTGATAAATATGCAATAAAAGTTTCAAATGCTAATTACCCAGATATTACTCATGTCGGTGATGTTGTGAAGTTGTCAGAAATGCTTGCTGTATTTCCAGAAACATTGGGTAAAATTGATTTATTAATCGGGGGTAGTCCATGCCAAGGATTTTCTTTTGCAGGTAAACAACTTAACTTTGATGATCCAAGGAGTAAACTTTTCTTTGAGTTTGTGAAGATTAAAAATTTACTTAAGCCTAAATATTTTTTACTAGAAAATGTTAAAATGAAAAAAGAAAGTCAAGACGTTATATCAGAAATAATGGGTGTTGAGCCTATAGAGATTAATAGTTCTTTAGTTTCTGCACAAAATAGAAAACGCCTATATTGGACTAATATCCCAGGGGTCGTACAGCCAGAGGATAAGGGTATCTTAATAAAGGATATGTTAGAATATGGTGTTGTTGACAGAGATAAATCATTTTGTCTGGATGCTAATTATTTTAAGGGCGGCAATTTAAAGCAATATTTTGAGAAACACAGGAGACAATTAGTTTTTAATGAGGATGGAGATTATAGGAAACTCACGCCCTTGGAATGTGAACGGCTTCAAACAGTACCGGACAACTACACAGCCCACGTCAGTAATACACAACGATACAAAATGTTAGGAAATGGATGGACAGTTGATGTAATAGCACATATATTTAAAAACATGGAGATATTATGAAAAGCGTTAAATTGATTTTACCCACAGCGATTACTATGGGTGTTAGAAGAGTGAGAAAATATCATTTAAATTTTAACAACTATCATATCTGGCATTTTCAAGTCAGAAACAAACTTAAAAAGATGTTTGAGGCTCATATGCTCCCCCAGGTGAACAATTTACCAAACATTAACAGTATAGTCAGAATTGAATATAAAATCTATCACAGAACAAATAGAAAATTTGATGTAAATAACAAATTAGTAGTTCTTGATAAATTCCTACAAGACGTTTTAGTAAATAACAATGTCATAGAAGATGATAATTATAACTTTATTCAGCACACAGAGTTCCTTTATGGTGGTAAAAAAGAGGAAGATTACGCCACTGCAGAAATTTTTTACACATAAATCTATTAATAAAATCAGCCACTTGAAACTTTTTTATATTTTTTTTAATAAATAGCTTTACAAGTGCCAATTTCTAAGTACAATATGATTATGTGGTTGTGATAATTTACACTGGAGGGAATCATGATTAAGATCACTAAGCAACAATACAGAACATTCTTTAAACTTTGCAAAGAGATAGAGGATGTTGTTGAGGGCACTATTGATTTAGTACCACACAGAGACGGCAAGTGGGTCGTATTGGCCCAAGTAGAAAGAGAAGATAAAAGTAGATGCCTTAAAAGGTTTTCTGTAAGCATTAATTTTGCTTCAGGGGCTCTTAGGCAAATTAGTGAGTATTGTGGGGAGGTTAGCGATGAGTGTTAGTAATATAATAAAGGGTGTAATGATAGGAAGTTTTATTTTAGCAATGATAATAATTTAAGGAGAGTATTATGAATAGTGCATACGTAAAAATATGTGATGAGATAAATAAACTCATCGAAGAAAGAAATAAGTTTTTCATACTGTTTGATATAGGTAGCATGGTACTAATGATGATAATCGGGTTTATTATCGGCGTAGTGGTGATGTTATGATAGCATTCGAATGTAAGAGCTGTGGGGGTAGGTGTATTATTTTTACTAAAGATACAGATGAGTTTCCTGCTGTAATGGATGACGGTGTGTGCCCGATGACAGGGGATAAGGTTGAATGGAAGAGAATTGGAGGTAATAATGAGTGAAAATTTAGCAAAACTAGCAAGGAAGATAACGGTTATATCTACCGAGCTTGGAAAAATTGAACAGGATGGATATAATGACCACTCACGCTATAAATTTATAAGTCATGAACAAATAACAGTCAATTTAAGGAATCTATTATTGAAACATGAGTTAGCTATATTACCACAAGTGGAAAACTTCGAGGAGACAGTATCCATTAATCAGAGAGGCAAACAAACAATTAGAACTGCTGTAACACTTAAGTTCACTATTGTAGACACAGAAACAGGTCATTGTGTTGAGCAATTTTTTACCGGTGCTGATCAAGATACAGGTGGAAAAAGTATGAGTCAAGCCATTACAGAGGCGGTCAAAAGATTTGAGTTAAAAACATTTCATATATCCAGTAAAGATGATATTGATCCTGATAGTAAAACTGAAGAAGTAACACCTGAACCACCGAAGAAGAAAAAGCCTCAAAGTAAAAAAGATAAAGAAAAGGCTGAAAAAATAATGGCTGATTCCAAGGAAATCGCACAGATTAGAAAAGAGGTTACTAAACTAACTAAGGACGCTACAGAAGATCAAATTAATAAAATGAAGGAAATCGCTAATGGGGTAGATAGAGACCATTTGAGCGTAGAACAGTGGAGGAAAATTAGACAGGTTTTCACACTGGCTGAGGAAATGGACCATATTACTGATGTCAGTGAAATGGTTGATGGAGGGAAATAATGAGTAATTTATATGAAATTTCCACACATGTTAGAGAATTAGAGAAGCTTGCAGGACGTGAATTAACAACCGAACAGCAAGAGCAATTTGATATGATTAAGACTACTCTTCTAGGGCAGTTAAGTGAGAAAGCAAGTAGTATAGTACATGTGATAAATAAGAATGATAATGATGTAAATGGGATAAAGGAGGAGATTAAACGTTTAAAGGATTTACAGAATTCTTTAGAGAAGAAAAGCCAAAGTTTGAAGGATTTTTTGGTGTTCGGTCTGGAAAATTCAGGTCTTAACGAGATTGACACCCCAACAATGAAGATTAAACTTGGTAAGTTACCAGATTTACTAACTATAACTGATATCGATGATGTCAAGGAGGAATTTATGAGAGAACCGCCGAAAAGGGAACTAAAACCAAATAAAAAGGCGCTCCTTGATGAGTATAAAAAAACTGGCGTTGTTCCTGCGGGGTGCAAAATTGAGACCGACAGGAAAAAGATTAACGTTAAGTGAGGAAATTATCATGGGTGTATTTGTAGAAATTTTACAGAATCAAAACAGTATCTTTGCAGCAATGCTAGGATTATTATTTATTAATACGGCTCTTAATATCGTAAAAATGGGTGCAAAGTCAGTTCTGTTTTTGATCGATAAAAGAGTTAAAAAGGACAAAAAGGAGAAATGATGCAAGAAAAAAGCAGGATTAAAGGAAAATTACATTCACTACCTAAACCAGTACTAAAAAAAGATGGTACACCAATTGGAACTAAACACGAATTTAGGATTATTAAAGATGAGAATTCACAATATCCAAAAATTATTGCATTCCAGTTGATCGGGAAAGGTATTGAATTTTTTCCGAAAATTGAAGTTGGAACACCTGTTGAGATTGAATATGATCTATCTGGTCGAGAATGGGAAGAAAGATGTTTTATTGAAGCTCTTGCTTGGAGAGTATCTGTTGATGAACTCCAACAAACTGTAGAGAAGGATAAGGATGAAGATGAAGATGAAGAATTACCTTTCTGATATTTCTTTTTCGATTGCTGCGGGTATCTCATACCTGTATAGCGGTCGTTCTCTTTTTTCAAAAGCTTTCTTACCGAACCAACTAACAGCCTTTACATAAGTCCAGGCCGCACCACAATAAAACCACCTAAGCCATTTAGTTTGTTTATATATGGATTCCTTCATCAATTGGTAAAATAGCTTGTCTGAATACTTCTTGTGTGGTTTATATTTGCCACCACAAAAATATGCAAAATCATGAATACAACACGCTCTATTGAATACCAATTCTGGAATTATTTTTGCCAAAATTTTATTATCGGTCGGTCCGCATCCATTAACCACCTTTTCTCTTAATTCTTTAGGTGTATTCTCCAATTTATAAAACATATCTGTAACAAATTCGTCATATTCAGTTCTTTTTTTCATCTTACTTACCTGCTAATCGTTTTTTTTTAAAGTCGTATTTACTGTAGATATGTTTCGATATCTCTTTTACATTATCCTCAATTCTAAACAAACTAGCTTTGGTTTCTTTTTGAAAATCTTGCTGTATCTCATCGATTTTTTTCAACTTTTCGCTAGTTTGTACCTTATACTCTTCAAGCTTTTCCTTTAGATGTTCCACTTCTTTCTGCTGTAAAATCCATGCTGTGGTGGCTGAAGCGGTTATGCCAACTATAAAGAATATTACACCAAGAAGTAATTTTGCACGATTGATAAATTTTACAAGATCCATTTCATTTTTTGACATAACCACTCCTTATATTGCTTCTCTAATTGTTGTATATCCAACACCTGCATATGTCACGTATAAACTACCTATAACAACAGACCCGGTACTATCCTTAAGACCAACCCAGTCAGAATCAGGAGCGGTTTCACCAGAAGTTGAGTAAAAATATATTCTACTCCCCACAACATTTACCACTTTTATTTCAGCTTGCTGTATTGTTGATCCAGAATTCCATACTTCCAATGTTTTACCTGGCTGTATATCAATCATAGAAGCAGTTGTTCCCAATGGCACAAGATAATCAACTAATGTTATATGGTTGTATTTTCCGATGAACTCGCCGCCTTTAGCACCCATTCCGATATTAGCTAATAGAGCTACATCACTAGGAGCTTCATATATAACCTTGCCACCTTGAGACCCAACAAAAACACTACCTGCATTTGTTATTGTGGTAGATCCAACTACATTGATATTTGTGAATGTTGCCACAGCTGTATATCCTGTTACTGTTGCCGTAAAAGTACAGCCGCTCAAATAACAGCTACCCACGTTTTTTGCCTGTAATGCTGAACTTTCCGCTACTCCGCTTGTATTTGTAAATGTGCATCCTGTTATAGATACCGAATTTACAGAGTCTAATCTGTTAGCATCACTGCCGCCTGGATCGCTATTGAATTCAACACCTGTAGCTGTGAATTTATCACAATTTTCAACCAGTAATGAAAATCCACCAAGTCCGGGTCTAGTTAGAACAGGAGACCCAGTGCCAGTAATAACAATTTCACCGTTGTAAAAATCACTAAAAAATAAAGAATTAGATAGTGCGTAAGAACCAGTTGCTATATTTACAGTTAATGTGTGACCGTTTAAATTTTTAGGAAGAGCGGCTATTTCTGCTATTGCAATAGCCAAATCAGGATCACCCGCAAAAGTTACGTTAATAGTATGATCTGATTCGAGATAATCCAGTGCATCGATGTAATTTATCCACTGACTAACTCTGTTCCAGAACCAGTTGAAAGCCGCACTTGGAGCAGCTTCTTCAAATAACCATCCGTAAGTTGCTTTACTGCCTGGATCGGCTATGTTGGTTGTGTTGTCGGGAACCCATGAAATTTTTTGTGTTGGTTTTGCCATTTTTTAATTCTCCTGTTTATGTATTTAATTTCTTATTAAAAACGCCTGTATCAAAATGATCTGCTGAAGCTGTAGAATCAAATTTAAATATTCCATCACCTTTTACGGTATAAGGTAAAATCCAAACTAATTTCACACCCGCTTGAAGTGCCTGATTCATTAGATCATATATAAAATCCTGTATTTGTTGTGTTGCCTGAACGCCAGTGGTTAATAACTCAACCTGTGCGGGGTATTGCTCGTTTACTTGAATTGTCTCACCAGGGTTAAAATTATTCCACAGAGAAACTATATCATTTAATGTTCCACGACTGTTATTTATACCCACTCTACCCTTTAAAAATACTCTGTAAGTATCATCGTCAAAACCCGATCTTGGCTGTCCGATTATAGCACCTATACGATCCAAATTGACACCCGTCATTACATCAATGTCTAAGGTTGAATATAGCTCGTACATATCATCCTCAACTTGCTGTAATGGATCTACAAAAGCCTCGCAAATATCTTCCACGTTAGACCCTTGTCTATACTGCCTAATTAGTCTACCCTTTGCTGTATCTACGTGATTATTAATATAACTCACTCGAAAATCGCCTGCCAAAGATGTTACACTAAGAGGTATTACTATTGTTGGATTATATGATAAAGTTGCATTGCCTGAAACAGTCCCAATCTCACTTGTGCAAGATCTGAACTGGATATCCTCGTAGGCACTCGCTAGAATGTCAAAAGTTGGTATAGAACCCACCCAAGTAGAATCACTTAATTTCTTGCACTCAAAACCAGTGGGTGCAGTTATGGAAGATACTGTTTTTGTTACACTATCCACATTTTCCACTTTTAGAGTGTAGATTGAAGAGCAAGTATTTTTTGGAACTTCACCAAAATTTTTACTCGGATTAACATCGCAATAAATATCTTCAGTGTTTGATCCAACAAAAGAAACTTGTGAAGGTAATGAAAAGGTTATTGAATTATCATATTTAAATTTATATGTTTTTTGATATTCTGGTGGTGTAGCGACAATATAATGCCAAGGTGTTAAGTTTGTCCTGCTTACGGGCATTAAATAAAGTCGCTCCTGATCTGGACTCAAAACAATCCCTGCATAATTTCCGGCACTTATAGTTACCCCTTTAGGGTATGTAGTCGCCGTGTTTGTATCTACCGACACGTAATGCCAATTTGTTTGAGTGGTCTGCAAATAAGGGGACATGTAGACCCTTTTTGTAGTAGAATCATAATAGGCTGCATTATAAGCAGACAAAACAAGACCTGTTCCCCCATGCGTGTAAGCACTAACAACATCACTTGACCCGGTAACATAATGCCAATCTGTTTCTGGTGCCTGCTTACTAGGAACAAAATAGGTCCTATTATTATCTGAATCATAAGCCGCGCCCCAATAAGGAGTAGCAACAACAGTAGCCCCGTGCGTATATGGCACAACTGCACCCGTAAGAGTGTTTATATAATGCCACTGTGTTTGCGCGCCTTGCCCATACGGTGGTAAATATATTTTATGATTAACAGAGTCAAAAGCCGCATTTCCTGCGTAGCTATTAGTCGAAGTAACGCCCGTTCCGTGTGCATACGCAACAACATTACCCGTGTTGCAGTCTATGTAATGCCAATTTGTTTGATTTCCCATTTTCGTTGGTACAAAATATATCCTGTCTTGGTCGCTTTCATAACAGGCTCCAAGATATCCTGTAACGACTACAGTTGCCCCGTGAACATAGCCGTGAACCGTGCCGTCTGTGCAATCTATATAATGCCAAGTACCCGACCCGCCTTGACCATCAGGTATTAAATAAATTCTGTCTTTTATGGGATCATGAATTGCACCGCCATATGCGTTAGCTCCCACACCACTGGCCCCGTGAGTGTAGCCGTGAACCGTGCCATCTGTGCAATCTATATAATGCCATGTCGATTGAGGCCCTTGGGCATACGGCGCAAGATAAATCCTGTTAAGGGTGGCGCAATATGCACCGCCTTGGTATGCGTTAGTTGATAGCCCTAAACTTTGTGTGTATTCTCCAACTAAAACCTCATCAGCAGGATCTAGATTAAAACTATCATTACCAATATTCCAATTAATACCATCATCATCCGACCAACTGACCCCACTTATTGCATCTGTTAGCGTCACATTTTCCGTAATGGCACCCGTGTTTTCTACGATCACATTTTGCTGTAAACCGTTTTTTAAATCTATTGTACTTTTATTTACTGATATGCTCATTTTTCACCTATGTTGATGTTACAGTAATATTACTAGTGTCCCATGTGGCTATTTGAACATAGCCATTTGACCCGTCATCTATCACAATATTACTAGTTCCTGTTGCGGGAGATGTTCCGATTTCAACCAATATAGTATCAATACCTGCCACATTGGTTACTATATTCGCCTGTAATGATGCAATATTTACGTCATCACCTACATCAAGAGTTGCACCATATTCAATAACAGCATCTTCAACTTGATCATCACCATCTATTGGATAATTAGCAAGTTCAGTTATGGTTACATCTACATAGATTGCTATTTCATCAACTCTACTAAATTTCACATCCTTACTATCACCGTTTACGTCTGTTGCGCTTTCTGTTACAGTTCCATATGTTTCAATACCTGCACCTTTTGCATCTAAAATGGCTTGTGCGACTGTAGAATCAAGGCTTGTAGCTCCACCAGTTTGGTACACATATGTTTCAAAACTTTTTCCAGGTCGGCCCGCTGCATCTGTGGCTATATCCTCATTCTCAACTACAGTAACATTTTCTACAATAGTTGTAGCACCATCGATATTGGTTGCAAGAATACCTTCTTTAATTCCGTTAGCTGTTCCGGAATCGGTTGAACTTTTTCTATTATTTAGTCTTATCCTATAGGCTGAATCTGTTTCAATGGCTCTGCCCGTAACACCATCAGCCGCATTAGTTACGCTGTTTAATCCCGCAACTGGAGTATCTACAGTTGTCAGTGTTCCTGAATTAATTACTTTAACACCTGTTTCCGTGGCTGTGCAGGCAACATCTATACTACCACCGCCGGGTATTGTAACCTCAACATCAGTTTCAACTATTATGCCAGGCTCATTTGTCACACTAAACAGAGTGCCTACAGGTATAATTGTTGCTGAAGTGCCTGTAATCGTTGCTGTTACGGTTGTTGCTGAAGGTTGTAGCCTAGAAACTCCAAGTAAATTTCCAATTATATCAAGACTATCTCCTTGCGCTGTGTCGATATTCTGTGAAGAATATAAATTTTGTGCAAGTTCATTTAAACCTGCTGTTACTTCTGCAAATACTGCAACAAGTTGTTGTTCAGGCTCAGTTAATACAGTTGTGTTTAACGTTGGAAATATCGCCAATAAATCAGCATTCATATTATCAATTATCTCTTGTAAACTCAGTGTGGTAAATCCACTGCTAGTTAATCCCATCTATATAACCTCCTGATTTAATGTTACAATTCCGTATTCAGTCATAATTGCACCAGTCACGTAAAGAACTCTTTCAACTGTATCTTGTACCAAATCGAATGATTTAAGTGATACAACGCCCTTGGTACTTAGTATAGTTCTTTTAAATTCAGATTTAATTATGTTTGCATCTGGACCTTTAACTAAAATTCTTTCTTTATATTTTATACCTTCCGACCTAGCTAAAAACCATTCACCATACCATAATTTTAATTTATGTAAGAGTAATAGTCTTATCTCTTCCTGCTCTTCTTTGAAAGTGAAATGTCCATTTGTTAAAACAAAATTATTATTGTCATCTAAATTAAATACACTCATAAAATTTTACCTGTTCCCGTTACTGGTCCGCTCGGTGATGTTAAAGGGACTGGTAACCCTACAGGAGATACTATTCCATTTGCCTGTATATCGGTATATATAGCTGTCATTATTACCTGCCATATTGCATTGACATCTTGTTTTTGCTCGTCTGTTAATCCTGCTATAGCTGTTGCTACTGCATCCCCTGCTGTTATTCCGTTTAAAGCCATTTTTGCCCCTATATTATTTTAAATTCATTAATTTTATCTCTAATATCCAAAACAGTACCATCTAAAACAGTAGAAAGTTGCTGTGGCCCTAAAGACGTTGCCACTGTTGCCGTTTGCAATGCGTCCAATGTTTGAACTAATAAGTCAATCAAATCCTCTGCATTGGAGATACTTATTTTTCCACTTGGATCCAACTTGATTTCTATATTATTGTTTTTTATTTCTAAATTATTTAAGTCAGCACTTATAGCACTTTTAAACGGTTTTAAATCTGGTGTGAATGAAGCATCGGTTAAATCATGTATTCTGAAGCTTTCCGGTTCTACTGCCTCACCTTCGCCATACAACCATCTAGCCATATCACGGTCAAAAAAAGTTAAAGTTCCAGTATCACCTTCTTTAACTGGAAGTGTGATAAAAGAATTGCCCCCATTTGAAACAGGAAAACAAACGGGGACATCGACAATCTCGGGCAAAGAAATTGCCTCCATATTTGGAGCCGGGACGGTTTTGAATAATGGCTGAACTTTTGCCCTAATTCCATCATATTCCACTATTCGACCAGGCATAGTGCACCTTGTTTCTAGGAGTGCTTGCCTAATTTCCGCACGTATTAAATCAGTTAAAGTTTTTGATTGTATTTCTGCTGTAGTTGGTTGTTTAATTGTCATATACAAACCCCCTTTACACACCAGTTTTCACCGTGTGAATCACCATTAAAATTGGATTTTATTATCTTATAAACTCCGTTAAAATCTCTACTCTGTATTTCCACAAACTGACCAGGATTAAATTTCCCAGGTTGAATTAATGCTGTAAATTCAAGGCCATCTTTAGTCTTAGATGGTGAGCTAATTAACCCCGTAGAGGGTGTTAGTATTGTAGGTGCTGTAGTTGCAGTCTCCTTACCTATTTCTACTAGTTTTAAAACATCGTCTTGAATGGTAAATGTTTTATTATAGGGTTTTAAAAGTGTCTCTAAGGTTGAGGAAAGTAAACCTGATGCAGTTAAACCACTGTCAACTTTTTTATTCTCTGATCTTATTCCTTCTAATTTCTTTTTTATATCACCTGCTATTTTTACACCCGCTCTTTTTGCCTCTTTTATAATATCATCTATTATATTTGCAACTTTAAAACCTGGGCTATACATTTTATTTAAATTAGTTTTGGTTAGCACGTCTTGACCATCGCCACACTCTAAAACAGTAATAATATCAGTATCTTGATACTCTCTTGCATAGCTTATTATTTTGCCACTAAATATAATATCTGGTTCTATTTCTAGATATCCACATTTTAGGATTGCTTTAGCTTCTTCAGAATCCCAATCAATATTTAAATCACTATCTTCATTTAGATTATATATTTCAATCCTAGATTTATCAGGTGTTTTTCCTAATGTCTTTTCTATAGAGAAAGTAACACGTAGATTTTCATAAATAACACTATCTAGATCTGTTAATACATTTACACTGTACTGTCTACCGTATAAATAAGTCATTAATTATCCTCATACATTATAAACACATCTTCGCCCAGACTGGTTAATGTAGCGTCCACATTTTCACTCAGAAAATTAATTGTAAACATTACACCGTCAGGAAGATTAGATAAGTCTTTATTATTAAATATATTATAGCCTAAAACCAAAGCTCTTGATCCTAAGAGAATATTCTCAAATTCATCATAAATCTCTATATACCAAGTAGCCGCCCTAGTGCTATAATCAATTCTAATATTTAATACTATATCATCTATAGTTGTTGTGAATTCATAATGTGTATCATTACTGTTTATGGGTAATTTCTGCATATTATAACCCCGCTGCTGACTTTAGTATTGAACTCAACCAAGAGTCACCCTTTGCAGTTTCCGCTGCTGTAGCCTCCACAGGTTGCTGTTTACCTCTATCTTTTTTAGTGCTTGCTGTTGATTTATCTTCTTCGTTTGTATCATCCACCACACCTTCTTTTGCTGTCGCAAACCTAACCTCTTCAAATTCAAGATCAAAGAATAAACCACCTGATTCATCAATAGATTTTCTATTACTGAAACTTTTCATAATGTAAGTATCATAATATTCAACAGATGTTTGAATATAACATATTTTACTATTCTCATAAATATCAGTTAAAAAATCGAATGCATTTTGACTAGGTTTTTCATTAATTGAATTGAGTATTTTATTACTACCAAGGGTGCCTGGCGTGTCAGTAATTACACAAGATAGGCTGATCATTTTTGGATCTTTTCTGACATTGTCGGTTATATCTAAACCTTCTTCAACCTCATGTTTGGTAATTTCTGTGGTGTAATCATGATTTTCAGATATTATAGCATCAATTTCAAGTGTGTCAAAATCATCTGTTTCTATAGTCACTTGCTGTGGCTTGGTAATTGGATCAAATATACTTCTTAATGCCATTATTTTACTCTCTGTGGTGTGTTGTTATTTGCACTCTTTATAGCTTCTTCAACTCCATTTCTGGTTGCTGCTCCAATTTGTCCCGGTGTTGCATTGCTACCATTTACATTAACTGTAATGGGTGCTGTTATATTTTCGTATCCTGCCGGAGCAGTTGCACCAAAACCGGGTTTATATTGAGCGGTCCTTTCCCCGAAATCCTTTAAAGTAAAAATACCTTTTACATCTTCCCACATTTCACCAAAAACACCTTTTTTTGGCTTCATACCTAATCCCCTTGACATAGGATCTTTACTTTTATCTTCACCGAAGAATATATTTTTAAAATCAATATAAGCTTTTTTCACACTTTCTATTGCATCCCTGAATTTCTCCCACAATTCAAGCTCTTTAAGTAGAAACTTTAAACCACTATCGTCCTCGGGTCTAGACATAGCCGTCCATACATCCTCTATAATCAATATTAATGCTGCTGCTAGAGCGCCTATTAATAATAATGGAGCTATCATTTTCAGCCAAGCAATCAAACCTTTATTACCAGTAATAGCAACCGTAGTTCCTAAAATAGTAACAGTATTGGTAGCAAGAATAAGTGCCGCCCCCAACATGGCTATAGCCTTTCCTAATGCGGCTAAACCTAGCAATGCCCCTGCAAAAGCAAAAGCCTTTCTAAATTTATATAAAAATGAACCAATTGTTTTTAGTGATCCAATTATACCTCTTAATGCTCTTGAAATACGTTTTGCTATAACTGCTCTATTTTCTTTAAGAAATTCAAATAATTCACTTATAACTGGTGCAAGATCTTTGTTTATTTCCTTTCCTATATCTCTTGACAATAGAGACCACATAACACCAATATTAGATACCACGCCACCCATTGTTTTTGACATTTTTTCCATTAGGTTATTAAATTGACCACCTGGTCCCGCCATACTTTCGAATGCTTTCCGTACGTCCTTAAATCCTACTTTACCTTTTGATATCATATCACCAATTTGTTCTAGAGGTACACCTATATTTTTAGCTAACATTTCTCTAATTGGAACACCTGCAATTGCAAAGTCTCTTAATTCACGACCAGTTAATTTACCTTGTGCTTTTACCTGTCCAAAGTTTAAAGCGATCCGTTCAAGTGGTACATTTAAACCCGCTGCAACATCACCAAGGCTCCTAATAGTTGTAAAGAGGTTATCACCCTCAATACCCATAGCTTTTAATAACTTTACATTCTTTTCGACTTCCGGAAAACTAAATGGTGTCTCAAGTGAGAATTCTTCCATTTGTTTCATAATTTCATTAGCTTTTTCAAGGCTACCTGTCATAGTCTCAAATGCAACTTGGCTTTTTTCTGCCTCAGCTCCTGCCTTAGCAAAATGGATAGTCGCACCCGTAATAGCCGCTCCAGTTGCCACAAGAGCTATACCAACGCCTTTAGCTATAGCTTTTGTATTCCCTAAGGTTCTATTTAATTCAACTAGTCGTTTGGCGTCGGTATTAACACCAACTTTAACCAGTAAATTTCTTATCGTTTTAGCCATTATTTATCCCTTGCTACATGGTTATAATCAGCTTCGTAATCCATACATTCATGCAATTCCAAAAACACTTCCCAAGGCATTGTAATTGCTTCTGTGTATGTACATTTGCCACTCAAAATAGGCCCCCAAAAAAACCAATCAATATCATCATCGCCTAACTTATTTACAATTGAATCAGATTCTTTGAATCGTCTTTGTCGGTATTCTCGGCCCCTTGTGGCTTTCCCAAATAAATTTCGATCCCCTCTTTAAAGATATTCATTTCCAATTCATCATCATGTTCGAAACAATTGCCAAAAGCGTTAAAAGCTGTTAATGCATTACCATCACCTTTTATGGTTGTAAGAGAAAATATAAGGTCTCTTACTTCGTCGTAAAAATCATGGTTCATCATTACTGCTACATCTTTTATTTCTTGTACTTGCTTTTCGTCATCTGATAGATTTGATTCTACACTAGAAATGGAAGCTGACATTGCTGCCAACCTCCGTCTTAAGAGTGACCTCTTTCTATTGTCTATTCTTGAAAATGTTACTTCGTAATTTCCTATTTGTTTTACCTGCATAATCTTTGCCCTCGATTATTGTTATTATTAATTTCCGCCTTCTACCATAACTTGATATTTTCCAACTAGAGTCCACACCCTATCACTTACAGCATCCTTTGCAAAAGTCATTGTCGGTCTTTTCTCAAAAGTCATTTCTGCTGCTACAAAAGAACTGTTACCAGAAAGATCAAGCACACCAACCGGAATTGGTGCATCTAATACATATAGCGCATTGAGTGTACCGTTATCGACTGCTGTTTGATCCATTGTAATTGTTACTCTAACATGATCATAATCAGCCCTTTTTGTGCTAACAAAACCACCGTCCGCATCGCCTGACGCAACGTTTTTATCATTTAGTGGCTCAATAGATATTTCATTTTTACCCTCGAGGTTAAACCCACCAACATTGAGTATCACTTCACCTGGTGCATATTGTCTCATAATTTACCCCCTATACAGCTAACTTATAGCTAATTGAAATTTTTGAAATTGCTCCCGCTGCTGTTCCATCGCCTTGGATACCATCAAACCAACGAGCTGCTTTTTTAGTTGCATCATAGCCATCCAAATCAGGCATTGTAACAACAACTGTTCCGGGTACTATAGCGTTAACTTGCACACCGTAAATATCCATAATTGATTCTATTTTTGTTTTAATTGCGAAACTACCTCTAGCGTCAAAAGATATTTTCTTTTGTGATTTAAGTAGCTGATAAACGCCCTCAGTTGTTCTAGCACTTAGAAAGTCAGAGAGTGCAGCAAAATCAATAAATTGGCCTGAAGATGTTAAACCGCCCTGATCTCCAGATTGACCCGCAAAAGTACCAGGCACAACAACGTCGTCACCATCGTTGAGAAATAGATTAAGATTATAGCTGATTAAATTGGAAATATTAGTATCAGAAAGAGTGTCACCCGTAATTCCATTTAATGGATAATAACAAGTATTAATGCTATAGAGATTATCAGGAAGTGTAGCCCCTACCCAAGCGCAATTGGCATAAGTTCCTGCCAACTCATTATAACATAAAATTTGATTTTCATAACCAAGTGCGTCAAGTCCTTCGGCCACATTATCTGCAGTCTTGGATTTAACTTCTGAATCTCTTGTTAGATAGTAAAAAAGTTTCTTTTCTGCGCTTGTTAAAGCTGCAAGTTCAAGAATATCCGCTTTTGTTTCTGTACCAGGTAGACAAACATAAAAATCATTGTCGGCTGCTTTTACTGCTGCATATGCTTCACTCCAAGTTTCAACTGCGCTTCCGTATGCGTCTTGTGTGGCTGTTCCAGTTGTTACACTAGTGAGTGCAGAAACATCAACCGCACTGCATTGAAAGTCAATTGCTGCATCAGCTCCATCAAATTCAATATCAAATCCAAGTTTATCTGCTGCTTGAGTACCGTTTAAGGTGACTGCAACACTTGCAATATTAGCCATAGCTTCAAGAGCTGTCTCAATGTCCACTGCTGCATCATCATAGTCAATCGCTCCTGATGTAACCGCTGCAGCACCATCTTTGCTAATATCAAGTGTAAAGGTTCCTGCTGTTGCGTTAGCATCAAAAGTAATAGAAATAACAGCGTTATTATCACTTAATTTTCTTCCTACTTTAACAGTAGGTACACTCTTACCATCTTTACTAACTTGATCAAAAATCGCCTTCCCCATCAAGTATTCTCGGTCTGTTGAAATGTATCCTGCGGACAGTATTGAAGCCGCTGAAGTAAAAGTGTCAACCCTATTTTCACTTCTAATACTTTCACTCAAAATTAGTGGCACACCAAAACCCTGCTGACTAACAACAGCGTCTCCAATTGTTATGGAAACTGGCACCACATCGTCAATTCTAAAGCCCATTTAAGCCTCCTATTTAATCGTTTGTGTCAAAATCTTTATCCAAAATCGCACCGCTTGCACGGTCTATATATCCAATATTACTGGTTATATCTTTCGCATAACCTAGAGTAATATCTAATGCGTATCTTTGCTCCCACTTACCATCTATATGTATAGACAGTGGTATAGGATCACTAATTGCTCTCAAGTACAAACCAGACTCTTTTAATAGGTCTATTTGTACTTGATTATAGAACCCGTCTGAAACAGAATCTATAATGTCGCCTGCTGTACTGCCATAGGAACTGATAGAAACAGTCATAAGCTTTTTTAAGTGCTTAGTAAAGTTGTCATCTCCATCACTTGTTCTTGATGGGTAGCCCTCAGTAATTCCAAAACTAATTACATTAAACGCAACATATGGTAGAGAAGGACTTAATATATCTTGCTCAGCCAATACAACCGTTTGACCAGTTATATTAATCAAGAATGTTCCGATTGCGTCTTCGTAAGTACTAAGCATCTATTTTCTCCACTAAGCATTTATAGTGTTTTAAAAAGTCTTCTCGTGTGCGGTCGTATGTCACACTAACTTCAAACTGTTCACCATCTATAATTAGGATATCCTGTAACTGCATCGGTGTAGTAGTGTATATTTTTTTCCACTCTTTATCACGCCTGTTTTCAGGTAAATTCTGAATCTCAAAACCATTTAATGGATGGATACCTGCTTTTATATTTACGTCTGCAGCGTAGGTTTTACCACCGCGAACGCCAACATAAGCAATGCCTGTATATTCTTTCCTTGCTATGGTCTCATTCATGAAAAACAGCGTCATTTAATAACCTTCTTTTTGAAATCAATAAATCTAGCCATCTGACCAGTGTCGGTTAAAGGTGGTTTACCTGCTCCCTTTTTCGCTATTGTACTAGGAGCATTAGGTGTGGCCCAATTAGCCGCATCTTTTATTTTCTTCTGGATCATAGATCTGATTATTAATCCTATTCTGGCTAACATTTTGCTGATTGTTTGCTTACCATCAATGGCTTTATTTTCCTCTTTTGCAATTGCATTAATTATTTTATCTTTATTTTCATCTATTGTTGATCTCATAAAAGACCTTTCCGGCGTGGTTAAAGTTCCAAATTCATTTTCAATTGCTATTTCTGCCAAATCCATCATATCACCATCTTCACTAATATGCATCTTTTCACCGTGAAAATATCCTATTTCAACTTCACCGGATTTTCCAAGTGCTTTTGCTAAATCTTTAAACCCATGATCTATATCTATAATGGTTGTATTAGCCATTAATTAAACCTCACGTAACGATATCTTCTATTCAACCTTATGAACTCAAGACCGTACTTTGTGCTACCTAGAGCCATATCTGAGCTATCAGGATTAGTCTTGTTTGCATATTCACGCTCAACATCACCAACACGCTCTCTTTCTACTGCTCCACCTGTTGATCCTGAAGAAGTAGACTCATCTAGCATGGTTACGAAATGCGCTACATAGTACCTCTGCAAAATCTCTTGATAGGCACTTGCACAATAATTTTCATCAATTACCAATGCAGCATCAGCCAACATTAATGTGAAAAGATCGTTGCTTGCTGTACTTAATTCAGGTGCAATTAATAGTACGTCAGCTTTGGTTGTATTAGCCATTATTTATATCCTTATCATTTTTCTTTTTAATCTTAATATCTTTTTTTAGCATCATTTTGTTGATCCCAAATTCATTAATATAAGCGTCAACTTCATCGCTTGTCACAATTCTGCGCCCGTAAGAGTCACGGCTTCTATTATCTTTATCACCAGTTTTTATATATTTCTTTCCTTTATCATCCACATAAACATCTGAATAATCTTCAAAAGCTATATCTTTAATAGCATCATCTGAAATTCTAAAACCCTTTGATTTGTCAACTTTTTCTTTTAATTTTTTATCTGTTGATTCAAACAATATACTATCATCATCCTCAAGAAGATAACTAAACTTCTTACCTTCGCCATGCAATCTTTTAATGTCTGAAGCTTCAAAATTTTCCATCAATATTCTTGCCATTATTTCCCTCTATTATGTTTTAGATAATTCTTGCTCACTGCCCAACGAATCTTTTTGGTAGTGTATATCAACTTCAAGCAAATATACATCCTCTGTAAAATTATTAGCAACACTTACGTCTCTTGTTAAACTACATAAAATCATAGTACTAACGTCATCGATTGTACTGCCGCTTATTGTTCCTAAAGGTACATAACCATGTAAATTTGCTAATTCATTTTGCATATCTGCTGTAATAGTTAGTGTTGACTCTGCTGGAAAAGCGTCGCTTAAATTAGCTATACAATATGTCATATCAAACTTTATATTTTCAACTCCAGAACCGGAACCGGCAACAGGTAATGTCATGTGCATGTGTGGCCTTAAATCACTACCTAATTTGTAATCGTGGGGGAGCTGTACAACAAAAGTGATTCCTTGGTCAACATTGTCTTGAAATTTCAATACAACAGTACTTTTAAAAATTTGATCTTTTGCTTCCTTCCCAGGGATTTTCTTTGAAGCTGATGGAGGAAATCTTAGATCGTCCCATGTTGCAGTATCACCGTTTTGCCTAACACCCTGCGTTTTATTTAATTCTACATTGTTTGTAGAATCACCACTTTTTATACCATCAGGAGTATTTAATGGGTTTTGTAGTGCATCGCCTATAATAGTCATTTATATTCTCCTAGTCGAAAAATTCTGAAATAGTTGTAGTATAACTATAGAATGTTATTTTATCGCCGTCATCATTTGCTGTCGCCATTAATTGAATTTCATCGTCAGTTGCCAGTTCAACAACAGTCGTTCCACTTAAATTATATTGTTGACCTAGATTTTTTAAAAAAGTACTCATAACTGAAGAACTTACCAAAACCCCATTTTTAAAAATTGAACAATGTACAGTTGCATTCTTGGAGTCGCAAGATAATGACGCGTGCCAGTCGATTTCAAAATATTGAGTTAAAGAGTCTGAATATTTAATACCTGGAGTATATGTAGTAGCTACACCAAAACACTCTATTGGTGCGTTGGTAAACGTCCCTAAAACAGGATAATAAGTCCCTGCTGTGGTTATAGTTGTATCAGCCTGAGCAGAAAGAGCAGCGAAAATACCACATTTCTTCCCAGTTATATTACCTGTTGCGTTGATATTATTCACGTTTGCGCTATCTGCTATTGTATTTTTAAAAGTTGACATTACTCACTGCTCCATACTGGATAATTATTTAAATCATATACGTAATCGCCATTAACATCTGTAATTAGATTGTCACCGTTATTCACATATCTATGTATACCCACCGCTTGTAATCCTTCAGGTGGTGTCGTAAACAATAGCATATTTTTATACTGATATTCTGTAGAAACGTCAATAAACAGATAATTACCTCTCTCAGCAATCATGTCATCATAACTCTGTGCTATACCGTAACTAGTTGTTACATCATGCAGTATATGCTCAGTATCAGCCGCTTGAACCAATGCGTCTACGTTCCACGCTTGATCACCCGTATCGAACGTTGTAGCACCTAGAATCCACTTAGTCTCTACACCGTTGTTGTAAGTACCTGCAGGGTGTGAAGATTGTTTGGTATAGCTTACAATTGAAGCAACTACAGGAACGCCCGCCACGTATGGAACATATATTTCTAATAGTCCTGTTGCGTCGTCTGTGTAGCGGTCCGCACCGTATATTTCGTTATAATTAAAATCATCTTGAGTGTTATATAATCCTAAGCCTGTTCCACTGGCAGATACGACTAAGTGTTCTCCACCTATTACATCATAAGCATATTTAACACTACCCTCTGCAAGTGTATATCGACTCTCTTGCTTAATTGAGTCGTCGGATGGATCTGTCATTTTAATATAAGTATTATATATATCGCATTTGCTAGGCACTTGAATACTACCTGCGTCAGTCGCTCCGATTGCTAAAGATGTTGTATTATTTACCAGATCGTTTGTAGAGTGTGTGGATACATCAATACTGCTCCCAACTTGAACATCATCTAAGAATATATCAAGATTTCCTGATCGATCTAGTATTACATATATTTCGTGGAAAAGACCATCTGCAAAACTAGCTTCAGGAATTGTTGGTGTTATGATGGCTGATTCTCCCATGGGCTGGAACGCAAAAACAATACCATTTAAATCCTGATCTGACAGTAGTCCCCACTTACCGTCATTTGTCCCTGCTCCGATGACCATTTTTCCTGTAATAACACGATATGAGTTGGCAGTCCATCCAACCGGGAATCTAACATTGACTCTTAATTCAAGATCGTATGTTTTTAGGTCAAATTTACTTGTGTCGTCTATTGTATACCAGTCGCTCGAATTTGGATTATAGCAATAACTATTAACTAATCTAGCCGGTTCAAGTGTAGCTGTGTTTTTATCCAAACTAGTCAATTCGTCCGTACTAAATCCCAGATTGCTGAATGTCCACGATAAGGCAGACTTTAAAAGCCTACCTATCGCACTAGACGACCGTCTATATATAGTGTTTAAATAAAACATTAATTATTCCTTATGTGCAAGCATATTACTTGCTGAAGTTCCAGTCTTATAAACCTTAGTTACCAATACAGGTAGAAATTGACCATCTGCGAAATTCTTATATGTAACTGTTGTTCCAGATAGTGTATCAACTTTTACATCACCACCAGTTCCAATATAAAGAACTGAAGGAGTGGAAAGAGTGTCATCTGCTGCGGAAATATCAACCGCTCTAGCATGTCTCAGTAGTGCAAATCTCAAAGATTGATCGGCTTTGTTTCCAACGCTCATTTGTCACCTCTTTTTTTTCTTTTCTTTTTCTTCACTATTACAGGCTCTTCCACTACTGCAGGTTCCACTTTTTTTTCAGCTTCAGCTTTCTTTTCATCTTCAAGTTTCTTTTCATCTTCAAGTTTCTTCTTCTCTTCAGCTTCCTTTTGAGCTTGGATTCTTCTAGATTTATTAAATGCCATTAATCCCATAATTCACCCCTTAATCTGAAAAAGTTTCAACTGAAGTTCCACCGGTTACGGTATAACCCATAATGGTTAGATTGGCAACTGTTAACGTGTCAGTCTCTTTAGCTACTCCCGCTTCTGTGTCAGTAGATGCACCA